CAAGAAAACAAAGAGGTTCACTCTGCAACTGTTACAAGTTTGACTGCTTTAAAGTATTATTATACTTACTCAGCAAATTTGGGCCTAGATACCCATAAAGATCAAACCTATTTACTAGAGGTAACAAACACAGCGACAAGCTCGGTATTGTACAGAGATAAAATCTTTGCAACCAATCAACCAGCCAGCACTTACTCACCAAATACAGGCAAGTTTATTACAAACAATAGCGCCTCTAATGATTACCTAGTTTATGAATAGCGATTTCCATGTTTTAAAATTAGAAGCGTATAAAACGCCAGAGATTTATGAAGACCCTCATTCGGATTATGTCGGATATGGAGAAAACAATGATTTTTACACAGAAATTATTGATTGCTATCTAAACTCCCCGACTACAAACAGCATAATAACTGGCGTAGTCGGTCAAATTTATGGAAAGGGGTTCTCTGCTCTAGACGCTAATAGAAGGCCAGACGAATTTGCTGCTTTTAAAAGCCTATTTAAAGCCAAAGACCTTAAACGCATTTGTTTAGATTATAAGCTACTCGGTGAGGCTGCTATCCAAGTGTCATATAGTGGCAAAAAGGTGGTTAAAGTATCACATTTTAACAGAGAGACTTTAAGGGCAGAAAAGTGTGACGAAAAAGGGCATATAAATGCTTATTATTATTGTCCTAAATGGAGCGAACACAAAGAAGGGGACAAAATTACTAGAATTCCAGTCTTTGGCTCTGGTGCTAATAATGAAATATATATAATTCGAAGGTTCATACCTTCAATGCACTACTACTCTCCGCCCGATTTCGTGTCGTCAATTAATTATTCTAAGCTTGAAAGCCTAGTGTCGACTTATTTAGTTAATCAAGTTGAACAAAATTTCAGTTCTGGGAAACTTATATCGCTGACAAACGGAATTCCAACTCTTGAAAAGCAGCAAATGATTAAGTCCGAAATTATGGACAAGCTCACAGGCGTAAATGGTCAAAAGATTATCGTTTCTTTTAGCGATTCTGCTGAAAACAAAACAACAATAGAGGACATAAACGCAGCCGACTCTGTAGACATCTATTCTTATGTAAGCGAAGAGTGTACAAAAAAGCTTCTTTTAGCCAATAGAATAACGTCTCCTTTACTAGTTGGAATAAGAGACGCTGGTAATGGTCTTGGATCAAATTCTGAAGAAATACAAAACGCTCATAATCTATTTGAAAACGTAGTAATTAAACCATACCAAGACGACATCATTGACGCTATAGACGAAATTCTAGCTGTTAATGGAATCGCTCTTAAAATTTATGTACAAACACTTACACCTATTGAGTTCACAGACGAAGTTTTAGTAACTCAAGAACAAAAAGAAGAAGAGACAGGCCAAAAGCTTTCAAGCGATAGGCCAGAAATGTCTATTGAGCATGAAGAAGCTATTCTAAAGAACATTAATAAATATGGTGAAGAGTTAGGCGAAGAGTGGGAACTTTTAGAAGAAGAAGACGCTGGAAGTATTGAAGACGAAAAGCAAGCTCAAAAAAACCTTAATCTTTTAGAGAAACAAGCTACTAAACTATTTTCTTTTAATCCAGACACCACAGCAAAAAGCAAATACGATCAAGGCCTTTATATTTTAAGGTATAAATACGACGGAAACGAAAGTCCAGAGCGTAAGTTTTGCCAGGATATGATGAACCGTAACACAGGAAAATATGGAATGCTTTACAGATTTGAAGACATTAAACAACTTTCTGCATTAGAACCAAATCCTGGACTTGGATTAGGTGGATCTTCAAATTACGATTTGTTTTTATACGCTGGTGGAAATAACTGTCGCCATCGCTGGCGCAGAATGGTCTTTTTTAGAAAAAGAGAAGACGGCAAATTCTTACCAAAATCTAAAACAGACGGTTTTGAAAATGACAAGAAAGTAGCGAACACACCTTTTGAACAACCCCCTGGCTCTGGAAGCGCACAAAAGACTCCAGCAAGCCGAGGCATAACAAATAAATAGATGGCTGAAGTATTATTTTGCACAAAACAGGACATCGTAAGACGGTCTCCTATAATTGACGGAAATCTAGATTCGGATCGATTGACTCCAGCTCTTCATTTGAGCCAAACTCAGTACTTAAGAGAGATTATCGGAACGGATTTATATAATTACTATGTCAATGCTATTACGGCCCTTATAGGGCAAGGAACGGCTATTCCAACGAATCACGCTAATCTATTAGAAAATTTTATAAAGCCCATCCTAATCCATTTAACGATTTCGGAATATTTAAAAAGTGGGGCTTATATGGTTTCAAATAAAGGAATCTACAAGCACACTTCAGAGAACAGTTCTGAGGCCACTTCTGAAGAAGTAAAAGAGCTTGTTCAAATAGAGAGAGACAGAGCCGAAAGCTACACAGAAAGATTCCTGGATCACATGAGCCAATATGCTTCTGCTAACTTCCCAGAGTGGTTTTCAAATTCTGGAGAAGACATTTCACCGAATTACGAATCTTATTCAATAGACTGGGTATTATGAGCAAGTACGGATCAATTTATGAAATTAGCTGGTGGGGCTATATAGGGAAAGCATTTGGATGGGGACAAGTTTATCCGTTCAACTCAGATCAAATACCTTTTACTGCGGACACAATTTCAATAACGGCTGACGTTACACAATATACGGCAGATCAAACAGTATTTTAATAAAAAAAATTAATAAAAATGGCAAAACAGGTAATAGACATATCGACTCCTAACTCTGGACAGGGAACGCCTCTAAGAGAAGCGTTTGATTTTATAAACCAGAATTTCACAGAGTTGTACACAGATGACGCAGCAGACGTTAATTCCATTATAGGCGGAGCTAGTATTTCAGTAAATCAAGCTACAGGTAACGTAACGGTTACAAATGATTCTCCAAACGCAACTCATACAGGAGACGTAACAGGTGCTGGTGTTTTAACCATTGTAGATGATAAGGTAATTACATCTAAAATATTAGATGCAAATGTAACAACTGCTAAGATAGCGAATGACGGAGTAACCTTTGCAAAATTAGAAAATAGATACACAGCTCTATCTGCTTTAGGTAGTGGAACAGCTTTTGCTTTAAACTTTAGTGCAGCTACAACTTTTACAGCTACAGCAAGTGGAGCAGCTACATTGACATTTTCAAATGCAGTACAGGGGCAAGTAATTGATTTAATAATTACAGGAAACCACGCTTTAACATTTGCAGAAACAGGTGCTACTTTTAACAAGGTAGGTTCTACTTCTTACGCAGGTGGTTCAACAAACCTAATCCAGATTATTTGTACAGATGACTCAAGTGGAGCAAAAATATACCATTACTCAATAGCAACTTACGCAGCGGCACAACCTCAATAATATGAAAGCAATAAAGATAAACGGAGAAATCCAAACGTATTCAAGACTTCCTTTAGAATGGAAAGACAAAAAAGGAGTGCATTTAAACTTTAGAATGACTGATGACGCTACTAAATATGGTTTTTATGATGTTGTTACACCTGCTTATGATAAGGTAACTCAAAAGTTGTCACCTATCAAATGGGATTCTAAAAAGAAGGTGTTTACTTATACGGTAAGTAGCAATGACGTAGAAGGTACTTACGAGCATAGCGAACCTATTTTAGACAAAGATGGGAAACCAGTTTTAGATGCGGATGGAAAAGAAACTTTTAACGTAACTACAAAACCAATTCACGATAAAGACAAGCTAAAAGCAGGATTTATAGAAAGTATAAACGGTGAAGCAGGTAGAAGATTAAAACCTACAGATTGGTACGTAATAAGAAAGGCTGAAAGAGATGTAACAATACCAAGTAATATAGTAGGAGATAGATTAGAACTTTTAAGTAGAGCAGATGAGTTAATAGCAGAAGTAAATGCTTTAACAACTGCCGAAGCATTATTGAAATACACTTACGAATTTTTTCCAGTTGTTATTGAAAAAGAATAAACTATGGCTATAAATAAAAGACTAATTGCAACTGAAGTAGGTGGTGGCGGTGCAGCTTGTACTACAGATACTACTGATATTTTCGGTGATGGCTCCAGTATTGCTTACTATAAAATGGCAGATGCTACAGATGAGACTGGTAGCTACAATGGTACAGCTTCAAATGTTAACTTTAACGTAGCTGGTAAGTTTGGTAATGCAGGTAGTTTTAATGGAAGCACAAGTAAAATACTAACAAGTTCAAGACCGCTTGGAAATAAAACATCCTTAAGTATCTCTTTTTGGGCGAAAAACATATCTGTTAGTAATTATGCTACTTTAATGGGTGAAGGTA